TTGGCTTCAAGAACAGAGGCAGGATCAAATCCAGTACTGGGATAAGCTGCAGATTGCATGGTGGCAGACCATGGCTTCCAAGATTGACCACGGACAACTCCGTCTGAACAGGTTACCTTGGGATTAATTTGGGGTGGTCCCCAAGTGTTTGGTACACCAGTTACATCTGCCACAATATCGGAAATTGAAGTTGGTTCAACTTGTGATGTATAAGTACACTTTCCTGCAACGGATCCATATATCTCGATGGATGCATGCTTTCCCAAAAAATTTACAGCACACTTAGGATGAATATGCTTGGAAATGGCAATGGTTTTGCCGGCAAATTTATCCTCAATATCACGAGCTTGAGGGCCTAGAACAAATGTGGAATTAAGTTTTTCAAGTTCAAATAGTGAAAGTTTGAGTTCACAATCAAGAACGGTCATACCGCATCCACGCGGAGTTCCAGCCTTTCCTCCAATATGGAAACCAACAATGGGCTTCCTAGGTCCATCTCGTACAATAATGGACATACACTGGCCTTCAAAAGTATTCATGTCCTGAAGGTAATAATTAGATCCATTGAAAAACGCATGGCCATTGGTAACGGCTGAGGCAAATTGCCACATAACACGCGTTTTAAAATGAGTACGATTATTGCGAAGTCCGAACATAGTACATACTAAGGGTTGTTTAGCGTGTCCGGAACAAAATTTTGCAATATTGTTAGGCAATGGTCCAGTATTTGGGACAAATACCAAGACCAAATCGAGAGTGCCTACTCTGACTGTCTGTTTGGGATTGATGATAAATTTAATTTCTCGAGTACCATAATAAATAGTAGCCTGCGTGGGTTCAGCAGGTAAAAAATGGTGAGGAATAAGGGCAACATTCGATTGGAGGAAGAATGCGCCGGAACATTTGGTACCAATAGCAATTTGGCAAGCAGATTTGCGGTAACAATTATCTGCCTCCTCCAAAGTAGAAGGAGCGCCAGGGACAACAAGTTTGGTGTCGGGTGTAGATATCCAGGGATTAACC